TCTCAATCTTTAACTCACTACAGAATTTATAGAACTGCGCTAGATTAAACATAGATACCACCCGTTTTTTCTTGGGGGGGAGAAGCGTTGGGTGCACGCCTACACGGGGGTCATGACCCATTGCCTGGGCCTACTGCTGTGCTCGGATGGTAGCACGGTTGTTGGTGGTACTGCCCAGACCGATCCTGATCAGTGCTCAGTGCTCAGACAGGTCTACAGATCAAGCAGTGATGCGGTTAGAGCAGAGCAGGAACGGCCAGTGTCCCGTGTAAGAAGAATCGACCAAAACGTATGAAAGGGAGGATTGTGGTGATCACCCGCTCACTTCCTCATCCGTCGGGTCTGCAGTACAGGTAGGAACATCCTTACCTATACTATATATACAGTAGGTACAGGTAGGACAGTGTAGAGAGGTTGACAGGTGGTACAGGTAGGACAGGTTGACAGGTAGGATCGGTGATGCTGTAGTACTGTATAGATAACCATTAGGGAAAGTACCTAGTAAAAAAAAAGTATTATCGGTTGACAGGAGATAATCAGATTGATATTATGTTCTCACTGTCTTAGATCAAGACAGATTATCTTATAGGGGAACATCATGCAGTATCAACAAGCACTCAACATCTTCAGTACTACAGAAGACAAGCTCAACAAGTTGCAACCAGGTCAGTGGGTGTATGCGGGTAGCAGGTCTTCCATGGGTAGGTTCTGCCGTATCAAGGCTAATGGTGTTGTTGTGGTGTCATGGGCCGGGAACATGAAACATTTCCAGACACTCAACCAGTACTCTAAACGCTGATCTGCTGACAACGCGAAACCCTCTTCGGAGGGTCTACCGGTAGTGCCGGCACTGATGAGCGTAGAACACCCTACAACCGATCTTGAACCCGTGCAGGTAGGGTAGCCTTGCCTGCACATTTCCCGGCCCGTGTTGGGCCTCTTATCGCCCCTTTCGGGGCATCTTTGGAGTGTTGACCATGTTGTACGAAGAACTACAGGCAAAAGCCGCTGAGATTCTGCGTCAAGCAGAGGAAGTCAAGCAGGAAGAGAAGCGGCAAGCTATCGAGGCTTGCAAGGCCATGATCGCCAGTTACAGCATCACCGCTGCCGATCTGAAGCTACAGCCCGGTAAAGGATCGTTGCCGAGCAAGGGAGAACGCAGGACCGTCCCGCCTAAGTACCGTGATCCGGTATCAGGGGCAACCTGGTCCGGGCGTGGCAAGTCCCCGCGCTGGATCAACGGGCACGACAAGTCCGCTTACGTTATCTAATCTTATCGGGGCGGCTAACCACCGCCCCATCATCGAGGACCCATCGTGTTATCAATCATATTCTTAATTTCGTTTTGTACCGGCATTGCCGGGGCCATGATAGGCGACCTAGAGGTTGCGTTCGTTGGCCTGATCATTGCCATCGTGTCAGGCATTGCGGGGATAGACTCGTGAACGGCGAGTGGATGGTCAAAGATGTTTATTATGAGGATGGTATCCCTAAGATCATTCAAGACCCCGTTAATAAACAGTGGGAGGAACTAACCTCGGGAGATATTGAAGCAGCGTTCTACCATGTAGAGTTCGACAAGGCATATATATTCTATAAAGACCCTAGCAAGTGGACAGTGGCATTCGCTAGGATGATAGAAAAGATATTGAGGGAAAAGAATGGATAACGAACAGGCGATCTTTAACTATTTGAGTGATAAAGGAGAGATGTTCGTTACTGACATGAGCATCTCTGGAATGCCCCGATCGTCCCTGAACGCCAGGCTTTCCATCATGGCGAAGTCGGGGAAGATAGAACGCAGACTAGAGTGGAACGAGGTCATCTGTAAGCAGTGTTGGTTGTACATCCCTCCCAAGGCGGAGAGGGTTTACAAGACATCCAACCCATTTCGAGGAGAACCCGAGTATGCGTACATCCTGCGGAACTTCTCACGACTACCACTACAGGAAGAAAGACATGAAACCCGATGACATCATCCGCATGGCGGAAGAGGCTGGCTTTCCTATTTGCGTAGGGTTTTTTGGGGAGATGATGGGAACTTTCGCCAACCTTGTCGCCGCGCATGAGCGGGGGCGCCCGTGGGTCGGTCTGACGGATGAGGAGGTGCAATACATTGCTGATAGCGAGTATGAAGAGACGTTTGTTCGTTTAATTGAAGCCAAACTCAAGGAGAAGAACGGTGGATGAACAATTGAACCGTGTCCTGCAACGCGCTCTGTCGGCCATGGAGAGCGCCTATTACGTCCTGATGATCCAGCCCCACACGCCCCGAGAGGAGGCGGAAGAGCTGCGCCGAGCAATGCTAGAGATCGAGGATGTGCTAGAGTGAACCTTTCTCGCGTGCTGTCTCCTAGATGTCCCACTCGGGACTTGACCCCGGTCTTGCATCGGGGTTTTTTTTGTGTTAGTGTTGACCCCGTTACCGTGGAACGTAACGAAGAGGACTTACTCATGCATCGGACCCCAACGGGGTGTTCCACCCGGTGCAGCAGTAAGTCCTTTTTTTTCGCCCGCACTCCTCGCGTTAGCAGTGGGCCTAGATGGGCCGCAGGGAAGAGTACATCGGCCAGGGTATGCCACCCCCTGCGAGCCGCGCAGCGTTCCAGAGCGACTGCACAAGTGTCGAACCTCCTGGGTGGTCTCAGGCTCGGCATGAATGAATCTGGCCTCAAGGGAGCACTGGCAGGAACCATCTTAGATGAGTGACCCTGCGGGTGAGGCTGGCTGCCATGCCACCTTGGAGGTTCTTTTGTCCTGATGTTCTGTGAACGAACGGACAGTTGACAGTTCTTTTTTTTTCTGTTCTAGTGATGTTTCTCGTATCTATCTTATCTTATCTTATAGGTGTTACATGAAGTTATGTATCGATTGCCGTCACCTACTACCCAAGCCTGGTGACGATGACTACGCACTAGCTAAGTGCGCTGCCTTCTACAACATCCACCCGGTATCGGGTCGCAAGTTGTATTCCTACGCCTACAACCAGAGAACCTTCGAAGCAGGTAAGTGCGGCGAGGGAGCGATCTTCTGGGAGCGTAAACAAGAGGAGACTCAAGATGAGTGATTTCAGCCCAGAGGTCCGCAACAGCGGGTGGTGGTCTGGCGATAGCCGCATGGCCGCCAACGGTCAAGCAGCAACTGCCATTCTCATCAAACAGGGGAAGATGGAACGTGAAGAGATCTCTGATCTTGAACACGTCAAGATGGGTCACGTCATGCAGCCGGTCATCGGCAGGCTGGCCCAGGAGAGGCTCGGCATAGAACTCAAAGATGCCGCTTACCCTCTTACTCATCCCAAAGAAAGTTGGCTGCGTTCTCACTTCGACTTCATCTCAGCGGACAACAAGGTGCTGGTGGAAGCCAAGAACTACAGCTCTTTCATGAGGAGCAAGTTCGATCCTGAAATTTGCCTCATGCCAGACGCAGACAGGATCCAGTGTATCCACGAGGCCACCGTTCACGGTGCAGAGATCGTCTACCTGGCAGTACTACTTGGAGGATCTGAGTTCATTGTGGTGCGACAGGAAGTCACACCAGAAATGAAGGAGGAGCATATCAAGTGGTGCGCCAGGTGGTGGGGCCACGTTGTTGCCAACACCTTGCCAGAACCTCAGACGGTGGAGGAGTGCAAGATCTCTTTCCCGGTGTCGGAAGAAGGCACGGTGATCGCCAGCAAGGAGCTGGAGACTGCTGCTCGTAACTACTCTTACTACTCCAAACTTCGTAAAGAAGCAGAAGATCAGGAAGAGAACTGTAAGCAGGCTCTCATGAAGGCGATGGGCAGCAAGTCTGTGTTGAGCACTATTGATGGTACGGTGCTGGCTACTTGGAAGTCTGCCAAGGCGTCTGCCAAGTTCAACACGACTGCTTTCAGAGCAGCGTACCCACAGATGTATGACCAGTTCGTCCAGGAAGTACCTGGATCACGGAGATTTCTAATTAAATGAGCGAAGAAGAATACGAAGACATTTGGCATCTATATCGTGCACTTGCGATGGCTGCTTTCATTATCAAGAGGGAGAACCCCTACCACGGTGGAAGCAAGCAACTGATCATGGAATCAGCATCTGAGTACGCAAATCTTATGTGTAAAGATCTACGAGGTTTCAATGAGTAATCTTATCCCTGTGAATGACGTCCAGACTATGGCCGTCGCTATCGCCAAGTCCGGTCTCTTTGGTATGAAGACCCCTGACCAGGCACTTGCCCTGATGCTCATCGCACAAGCAGAGGGTATGCACCCTGCTCTGGCTGCTCGTGACTATCACATCATCCAAGGACGTCCTGCTCTTAAAGCAGACGCAATGCTTGCACGCTTCCAAGCACAAGGTGGCAAGGTCAACTGGGATGTGTTAACTGATAAGGAGGTAACTGCAACATTCAGTCATCCGCAAGGTGGAAGTGCCAAGATCACCTGGACTTGGGATATGGCGGTCAAAGCCAAGTTAACCGGCAAGGACAACTGGACTAACTATCCTCGTGCGATGTTGCGAGCAAGGGTAGTGAGCGAAGGAATCCGCACCGTGTTTCCGGGCGTTGTAGTGGGCGTCTACACGCCAGAAGAACTGTCGGACATACCTACCCATGCACCCGTGAAAGATATGGGCGCAGCGGACGTTCTAGAGCCCGTGCAGCCCCCTCCTAGGGAGGTGGAGGATCATCCCTTTTCACTCTTTCTTGCAGACGGTTCCGTCTACGAGTCCTACCCCGATTTCTCAGGCTACCTGGAAGGGGTTAGGTCGATGGTTGAAAAGATTATGAGGTCGCAGAAGTTCACGCCGGAGGTCAAGAAGGAGAAGATCGCCAGCGTACTCAATGCCAACGCCAAGGGTATCGAAGAGCTGCCAGCGCTGTTCAAGTTCCAGTTGAAGGCAGCGCTTATCGGGGAGGGATCCGATCTCCCAAAGGTGTTAGAGGACCAGTTAGACCAGGAGACATCAATGGATCTGTAGGAGGATTCCATCGTATCGGCAATATAACTATCAAGGGATATCATGAGTTACAAAGAAAACGCATTTCAACCGACCCCAGGCAAGGTAAATCTTTTCTCGAAAGATCCAGCACAGAAAAAGAATCCTAACGGTCCTGACTGGGATGGTGATCTGTTGCTCACCAGATCGTACGCAGTAGGTGAGACGATCAAACTATCGATTTGGCAGAACACCACCAAAAACGGTGGAACCTACTTCACCATTAAAGAGAACACTTACTTCAAAGACAAGAAGGAAGAACACAAGGAAGTACCGCCTAATTACAAACCGCACACAACAGGGTTTGGATCTAAGCGGGATGACATGGACGAAGACGTACCTTTTAATTAGAACTGGTCTATAATGGTCGTACCACCAGCACAGAGGTACGGCA